GCGCGCCCGTCGATGCCAAGAATCTGCATATCGACCGGGTTGTTGGTGGCCGCGAGGAATTCGTTGCGACGCTGCGCAAGCTGCTCTTTCTGCACCAGTCCGAGCGCACCCTTCGCCAACACACGGAAGTCGCCCTTGGCGAACATATCGTCGTCGTACAACATATTGAGCGTGAGTTGCGCCTTCACGTAATCGGCGGTGCAACGGTCGATGGACTCGATGGACTCCTTGATGCCCTTGGCCGCGTTGTCCATCAACATCGACAGGCCGGATGCCGTGCGTCCGCCGCCGCCGACCGATGTCGAGCCGTAGACGTAGTTCGGGATGCCGGTCACTTCGTCCGCTTGGCGAGAGAAGGTGTTGAGGATGTCGCGCAATTCGCCAGCGTGCATATCCGGCTGGAAGAAGTTGATCGCGTGCTGCCCGCCGCCGGAGCGATCCGACGTGGTTTGGTGAATCTTCCACGGATACATCTTCGTGACGTTCGCGCCTTCAGGCAGTCGGTCAACATACACCTCGACTTGCGGGCCGGAGGCGATAGCCATGTTGTTCGCCAGTGCGCGCGCAGCGGCGTTGCACAACACTTGTATGTCGCGCATGATCTCTGGGATCGCCTGCCCCCAGAATGCGTCCGGGATCGTCTTGAACGATGCGATGCGGTACGGGCGGCGTCCGAGCGGGTCTGGATTGACCATCGCCTTGAACACCATGTTGTCCACCCACCAGACGTTCACGTCGTAAACCATGTCGCGGTTCACGCCTTTGACTCCCCAGTCTTGTAGTTTCGCGCCGGAGACTGGCCCCCAGAACTCAAGGACATCAACCTCGTCCGAGTTCGAGTACATCGTCGCCGTCTTGCCGTCGAGTAGGTCGCGCTCGTTGTCGCCATACAGCCAGCCGCGCATACCGCCGCTTTGGAAGCGAGAGACGATGGCGCGCAGGGCGATGGTGTCGTAGCCGGGTGCGCCGATGAAAGACTGAAGCTCAGTCACCGGAATGCGGTGGCGGTCGATCAAATAGCCGTCGTTGACACCCTTTGAGCCGGGAGACGGGAAGATGTCGAATGGTGAACGTCGCTCGGCCTTGTAGCAGTAGCCATTGACGACAACAGGCTTGTAATTTTTGCCCCATGTCATCCGCTTCTTGCGTTTGAGCGTTGGGCCTTTGAGGATCGCCGTCGGGTATGTTACAAAGTCATCAATGAAGTCGGCGAACGACTTACTCCAGTCGCCTTCTTCCATCTGGTCCTCGATCTTGTCGCCCATCCGCATAGCGGACTTCTCTGCCTCCGCGCGCAGCTTGCGCGTCACCTGATCGTGTAACTGAAGCAGACGTTGGCGCATCGCCTCCGGGTGGATCGGCTGCTGCATTTGCTGCATCAACTCTTGCGCCTCCGACTCGACCAGCGAGTAGATTGACGCCTTGATTTCAAGTGGTATGTCTGGATCGTGTGTTGGTTCGAGGTCGAACGGACGTCCGGCGGAAGCGCGCAACACATCCTTGATCCACGATTCGGCGGCACGGCACTTGATGTCGGTGAGCATCATAAAGATGTCCGACCCGCCAGTCTCCGCGATTTCCTGTTTCTTCTTCGGGCTGTACTCGCCGATACGCTGGCGCTGGCACTCAAGTAGGCGCTCGGTGACGGCCATCTTCGCCATCTTCGCCGACTCCCAACATGAATTGACGTGACCAGCCAATGAGGTCACAACTGATTTCGGCTGCATGGTGACGACAGGCGCTTTCGCCTTCTCGTCAACCGTGTCAAATTTTGATAGTCCGGCGTTCACAGCGCCCTCCTGTTAGGTCCAACCGGCTGCTGACACGTCCTTAACTGCCCGAACTCGGGGTCGGTAAGATGAGCCTCTTGCGCCCATGCACAGGTATTGAAGAGCGTCGTGCGGATGGGAGAATTTGTCCTTGCAAGGTCTATCCTTGAATCGCTCCCCGGATGCCTGTACCCGCTCAAAACGATACCCACCGATGAACCCCTTCCGCAACATTTTTACGGACGGGTCAAGTAGGATGCCGGGGCCGTCTCCGGTCATCCGCGTGAGGAAATACGCCACCGCTTCACGGCGTTGAATAAAGTCGTTCGACGGCGCGAGATCGGTTGCGATGCCAGCGAAGTACAACTCCTGCTGACACGTCACCTCATCCGTTTGCGCGCGTTGATTGCCAGCCGGGTCGCACGTCGAAATGATCCGGTGATTCGGATATTTATTGGCGAGCAGCGGCTTCACGATGTCGTTCGCAAAGTTGCGAATGCCCATGTCGTCAGCAATCAGTTCATCGAGGATGATGAGTTGGCCGCGCGGCGTGATCTGGCCGATGATGCAGGCCGGGGTAAGCCCGAAGTCCCATCCAAGATAAATTGGTGTGTTGCGAAGCACTTCGAGCGGCTTCTCCGCGACGTGCATCTTGTCGTTGTACTCGGGGAACACCGGCTTGCCGTCGGCGGTCGTGCCGTAGTTGGCCTGCACGAACACCTTAATCCATTCGCGCGTCTTACCCGCGACCATCTTTAGGTAGTAGTCGTACCCTTCCGATATGTTGAGTATGTTCTCGGCTTCCGGGTTCGGCTTGTAGCGAATGATGTCGGGGTTCTCCGAGTCCGGGTCGTCCAACAGCGCACCGGGCTGCTTGAAGAACTCCCAACCATCCGGCCATTCGCCTTCGGAGAGGCGATACCACCAGTGATCGTCGTCAGGCGGGTTGGTATCCATGATGACGGAGAACTTCGACGTCGCGCCGCCCTGATCCTTCTTCGGGTAGCGACCGACACGCTGCGTCACCATGTCGATAACTTGCTTCGGTAGCTCAGACGCTTCATTCACCCATGCGCCAGTCAGTTCGAGCGAGCGCAGTTTGCCGGTGTCGTTCGGCGAGTCGATAGCGATGAAGATAATTTCGAGATCGACGCCAGTGCCATCACCAATATCCTTGATGCGCAAGTGCGCGGAGATCGGTGCGTCCCACTTCATCGGCGCGACAGAGCCATTCACCCATTGCTGGAATGTCTTGATCGTCGTGGATTTCAGTTCGGGATAGGTCTGGGAGCACCAGAACGCTTTTCCGCGCCGCCGAACGTAGATGACGTGTGTTGAGACTTCGACGCAGTACACCATCGAGTCGTATTCGCGGCGACTCCAACCTTTGTACTTTTTCGCGTACCCCTGCGTTTTCAGGGTCGGCTGATACTTCGCTTTACCGACGAATGTGACCGTGTATTCCGCACAGGATTGCTGATGCCCTGTTTCGTTCTTTACCTGCGACCTGTCGCGTGACGATATGTTGGCGACCATACCTGCGCGCAGGGCGACGTCTTGAAGATCGTCAGCAAGCTGTTTTGAACTTGTGTATGCGTAATTCTTGTGTCCGTCTCCAGCGAGAAAGCCTTTGATGAACGCTTGCAGATGTTCAGCAGGCGCATTCCGAACCCATGACGGCAAAAACTTGTCGGTCGATTTTCCGCAAGTTGAAAGCTCACGAATCAACATCTTTGTGTCGGAGTTGGACTGAAGGCGGAAGATGTGACAGCCGTCCTCACGGACAGACTCGGTGATCGGTAGATTTGCTTCGCTGAACAGGTTGCGGATGTACTCGAAATTCTCCGATTTCTTTTGTACGATGACGCACTGGTAACGCTTCACTTCGCCGCTGTAATAAATGTTTGAGCAGCCTTCAGCAAACCAGAAGCCAAGCCACTCAAAAAACTGCGGCGTATGCGTCGATTCGCCTTGCCATTCAGCATCTCGCTTTACCCGATGACTGATCGACCCCTCGATGTCTTGAGCGAACTTGAGTTCGTAGTCGGTCCACACCTTATTTCGCGTGCGCTGCTTCGAGACGTACATCTTGTGATTTGGTGTGACGCTGAAGTTCACACCTTCATTCTCGAAGTCCACCATCTCACCCTTGTATGGGGCGGAGTAGTAGTAGGACGGCTTCTCGAAGCCGAGACGCTTGCCGTCGTAGAGTGTCGCAACCTTATCCTCTGCGGACAGGTCTTTGAAGAGTCGCCAGCCTTTGTCGGTCAGGACTTCGGTTTCATCGTCGTAGCAGTTCCGAATGATTGCCCATCGCGCTCGACGCATCTTTGCGTAGGGCTGTTGAGCGATGGTGTGGCGAATGATCTCCATCACGCATGACGAAGATTTGCCGGAGCCTACTGGCCCGAGAATGCAGCGAACGCGCGCTTCTGACTGATGAAATCTTGCTGCAACCGGGCCGGGTGGTGTGTACGCAACCAGATTGCCGTCGCTCATTCCTGTTTGGGAGCCATATTGAATACGAATTGGACTGGAGCCGAGTCAACTTCCAGCTTGGTAGCAGCCTGATCCGGCATGATTTTGGCGAGCAGAATCTTTGCCGCCGCGACGCGCGTAGCGGACATCTTGCTTCGTGGTTTAAGGACGTGATCTTCAAGCGACTTGACGATCTTCGCGGCTTGAATGCGCCCACGAACTGCTTCGCAACGCATCCCCGGCTTACCGGCTTGCAGCCCAGCCTCCCGCTTTTCACCCGGCTTTCTAGTGCGGGCGCGCGGCTTCTTTTCAGTTTCCATGCGCTGACTGTAGCGTGCGCGCAACAGACTGAGCAACTATTTTAACAAACAGGGTTGTTATTTGATTTTTGTTTGGTTATAGTCTGAGTACAGTCTGTCAACTCAACAACGCTCAAGGAGCAAAAATGCAAGCATCTCAATTCGCCATTGAAAAAGGTATTGCGATCCCACCGGGCTGGAATTCCTTTACCAAAAAGCCTCTCAAGTACCCTCTAAACGAGATGGCTGTTGGAGACAGTTTCTTCATCCCTATCGAAAATAAAGCGCGAACTGAACACGTCCGCATGGATGTCTTTGCGGAGATCACAAAGCTGAAAAAAGATGGCATTGTTGTGAAAGTTTCTACGCGCAGCGTCGAGGGTGGGATGCGGGTGTGGAGAGTCAAGTGAACCCGCAGGAAGCGTGCCTTGAGGCTCTGGACGATGCCATATACGCCGATTCTGAATACATCGCCGCGAAGCAGCGGTACATGAGCCATCCGGCAACGGCGAAGCGAGTCGAGTCGGCGAGGCAAAGGATCAGAGATTTCGAGGCCGCAAAACTTTGGGTGAATGGCGCGGCAGATGGGGAGGTGAAATGCAAAGATCACCCAGACGCGCCGCATGGGTTCGCCAGAAGCGCAAGCCACTCAGCGGGCCGCTATGTATGCGAGTGCGAATCGTGGGAACCGGATGGTGAGGCGGCGAAGTGATCGCCATATGTTAGCCGCTGGACCGGTATAGCTTAGTCTGGTAGAGCGACGGACTTATAACCCGGAAGCGTCGGTTCAAATCCGACTGCCGCTTCGGTGGCTAACATATGGAGTGCGTATGTCGAGAACAAGGCATCACCGTGGATACGGCAAGACGATGAATTACACCCCGAGCGCATGGACCAACACCATGATGACCCGGCCTGCTCGGGCAAAGACCCGCGATCTGCTGTCGAAGGCAAAGACGCGAGACGTCGATCTCACCGAGTTCCCGTTGGCAAAGAAGCCGCACGTTTATTATTGGTAGCGAGTGACAGACCAGTTTGTAAGCGATCACACACAGGAGAAGCAATGAACGATCTAGCGGATTTCACTACACACCGAATCGTGGGGTTTGCCAATGCGACTGGCAAGCCGTTCTCTGTCCCGCTGTTCACGCAAATCGACGGCAACCTATGGATGGGCGGTTGTCCGCGCGGTAAAGCGCCGGAGCACTTCAAGTTCATCGTCAGCCTGTACAAGTGGGAGCCGTACAAGATCGCCGACCACCAGATTTTGACGACGGCGACGATGTTCGACTCGCACGATTTGCCGGATGAAGGCGTCCTCATCACGCTTGCAAAGCACGTCAACGAGGCGCGCAAGGTTGGTCCGACGTTGGTTCACTGCCAAGCCGGGTTGAATCGGTCTGGACTCATCACCGCGCTCGCGCTGATGGAGAGCGGTATGTCTGCGAGTGAGGCGACAAGACTACTGCGCGAGAAGCGTTGCGATCAAGTTTTGTGCAACCCGATTTTTTTTGCATGGCTACTTGGGAGAGGTTTATGACCGAAGAGATCAAACCAGAACCGGCAAAGACGACCGGGCCAACTCAGTACGAAAACTTCGCCGCGCTGTTCATCAACGTCGATACCGCACAAAGCCTTCTGCGATGCGCCGATGCGAAGGCTGCGGGCTACAAGAACGTTAAAGAAGTTGTCATTGACCTCGACGGCGAGCGGCATGAGATGTCGTTCGCTCGATTCAAAATGTTGATCGACGGAACATACAGGACCGTTCATGGCTAAAGTCAAATGGCTCTCACGATCTCTACTGCTCGGGCCATACCTTACCGTCGTCACGTCTGAGGCCCAGTACAAGCAGGTGTTCAAACACCTCAAGTCAGACCTGAGTTATCACTGGCTCAATGACACCGGGCGCGCGGCTGTCACCACCCTGACCAACAGTCGGCATGGGCTGACCTGCATCGTTTCGGTCGATCTATCTCAGTTCAAGGACCGGGACGATCTGTGGGGCGCGATGGCGCACGAAGCCGTCCATGTGTTCCGAGCGTGGAAGAAGCACGTCGGCGAGTTGGACCCGAGCGAAGAGTTCGAGGCGTACTGCATCCAACATCTAACCCAGAAATTCATGGAAGCTTTACCGAGACGGTGGAAGAAGTGATTACTTGGGGCGACTTCTGGGGTGGTGCGTATGTTGCGGTCGCGTTTACACTGTTGATTACAGGTTGTTTTCACCTGTTGTTCAAATTTCTGAAGTGGGTGGTGAAATGCTTATCGAACTGACCGATCTTGAACATCTCCACGCCATCGGGCAGCGATTCAGCGGAGTCTCGCTTGAGTTCCGGCCAAAGGAATGTGAGAACAAAGCCTCACCGTGGATCATGCCTTGGCGGGTCCGACTTATCGCCGACAAGAACGAACGAGACGACTACCGGATCACCTGCTACGGCAGGACGGCTGAAGAGGCAATCAAAAACCTGCGAATTGCCGTCGCCGGGAAAGACTACGACAAATACCATCTGCCACCCGCAATAGGCCACTGGCTAGGAGACTCCAATGAAGCTAATCATCGCAGGTAGCCGTCATCTTCCAAACTGCGTCGAGTTGATCGACAAACTAGTCAAGCCGCTACCAAGAGTCGAAGAGGTTGTGTCTGGGTGCGCTCGCGGGGTTGATACGAGCGGTGAGATGTGGGCAAAGCTGAACAACATACCGGTAAAGAGATTCCCTGCCGACTGGGAGAGGTACAAAAACTCGGCTGGACCAATCCGAAATATGCAGATGGCCCGCTACGCCGATGCGTTGCTGCTGATCTGGGATGGCAAATCCAAGGGGTCGAAGCATATGTTGGAGTCAGCCATCGCGGAAAAACTCGAACCAATCCTTGTTTACATCACAACTTCATCCTATCCAAGCGGAGACTTCCAATGAAGCTAAGTAACCTCACCATCACCCATACCTACGGATCATCCCAAGTAGGCGAGGTAGACGTCACCACCCTCTGCTGGCCGAAGTTCTGGAAAACGAAAACAGTCCGCCGGGAGTGGGGCCAGTACGGGATGCGATGGATGCTGCTCGACACTGCTGAAGAACTCTGCCAGCACAAGATGTACGCTCTGGAGCAGCAGTTCAGGCTAAAAGCTATCCGGGACGGCAAGGAGCCAAGTTGGAAAACCAACTGAAAAATCCAGCAGGAAATCCGACCTAGTACCCCCTAGTCGATCTCCGTGGTCCGCATAGGGTATCGGAATTCGATACTTTCGACAGGTCAGGTCGGTCAGAAGGCGGTCTAAACCCGCGATTCTCGGCACTTGGTATCGGGAAACGATACTTTAAGCCTATATACACCGCCGGTACGCACTATGGGGGTGAGTGGATATATACACCGGAGAGCGTGGACAGCGTGCGTGAGATAGGGCCAGCTTGAGGCTCGATGCCCCCATGCCTGCACCTGTGGCGCTCGTGGGGGGGGTGGCCGGGTGGCTGTACGCGGTACGAGCATGGCGCGATCACCCGCTCGAATGGTACTGCGCAAGCGTGCGACGGATTGGTAGTCCGTCGGTATTCCTTTGGAATCAACGACTTAGCGATGGGTTGGGTCGTAGATGTGTCCTACCCTTCGGGTATGTCGGTCGGTATGTTCGGCCTGATCGACCAATGCCGACTGGATTGCGTGGTTCGCGTGGGATGACTGGGACGACTGGTTTACCAGAATTGCGAAAAGCTGAGTCCCGCGCGTGCATATGTGTACTTCCTCCCCATCTTCGATGGCTGCTCTTCCGTCTATTCCGTCGGCTGCTTTGTGGTGTTCGGTCGGTCGCATAGTTCAATAGTTCAGGATTCGTGAACTATATTACTCAATCGGATCAACGACTTAGCTCGATTTGGTTACACATGAGCACACACGCTATCGTGTATTCGGATAGCGAGTTCGGGTGGCCGGACGTGCGAGCGTATGTTGTTCGCATAATGCAGCTACTCGTCTATCTGTACATACGGGTAATCGTGTGTGTTACTTGAGGGGATGCGGGCATAAGGATTCGCCAGTTTCTTTCCGGCGAGAAATTTTCATCTTGCAACATTCCGACATTTGGCCTCTCGCGTATCTCCAGCAATAGCTGGAGGGCAACATACGCCATTCCAACATACGCATCTCTCGCGCACCTTACGTCCTCCCGTCGTCGCTACACAGGCCAACCGCTTGCATAATGCGTAACTGTTGGGCTTGACAAACAGATTTGTTGCGGCTCTAATGGAATGGCAGCACCGAACCCGATTCAGTCTGAAATTGCCGGAATGCGAAGCAGTGCCGAAACGATGTGCAAACGCCAACCAGATGAGAGCGTATAGAGCACACGAAGAGTAGGTCAAGCAGTTCTTCGCTGGGAAACGCGATTTCAGCATCGGCCTGACCAGTTCCCCAGTAAGCATGGGAGCGTAATGGGTCATGGCACAGCGACAACGAAGTTGGTTGTTAGCTGTAACCCGAGGGCTACTCTCGGCGGCCAATCAACGTGGGGTGACACCTGCGATGCGAGACGTTGTGACGATCCAACGTCGGCAGTGAGACAGTGGATGCGATAACGGCAACACTGGGCAACACTATTTTGAAGCAACGGAGCACCCGATTTTCACGTCAGACGCTTGCCCCGCAGTATGGCGAGCGTCTCTCAGGATGATTGGCGTCCTACATTCAACATACCGAAGGGGCAACTATGAGCAACTTTCTTAGCAATGGCATCGTTAGCGATGATGACGTGAGAGCACTTGCCAACACACCCGGCGTTACGTTCAAGGGTATCGAGGCTGTGTATAAGACTGCGTTGGGTGGTTCCGGCTTGGGATTTGACCCGAACAGAGCAATTACCGTACCGAAGAAGGAAAACTTCATCCGTAGGATGCTGAACGACAGCCGCATCAATGACGGCGCAGCGCAGACCGCATGGTCTGCATTGTGCAAGCAAGTACACGAAGCGAACGGAACCGAAACACAATCAACTTCAACTCAGGAGACTGAAAAAATGACCCCTCAGAACAACGCGCCTCGCAAGGGCAACATTTCCCCCGAAGCATTGGCCGGACTCGCTAACGTACTCGGTGCGGCTCTCGGTGGATTCGACGCCGACGAAGTGCGGCAGACCGTCAAGGATGAATGCGACAAGGCGATGGCTGTGGTCAAGACCACAATCGACCGCGCTGTTGATTCCGCGAAAAACGCAGCGATTGAAGCAAGCGCAGTGCGTACCGACGTGAACAAGGCGAAGTCTGTGGTCGAAGAACTGCTGGCCAATATCGGCAACGTCGCTGAGTTGAAAGTTAGCGAAGCTATTGCGAACAGCTTGCCACGTCAAGTCGAAGTCAAGACCCG